CAGCTCGTCATAGGGCTGGCCGGTCTTGCGATGGAACCGCCAGGCGGACTGCCGTGCCAGGCCGAGGTTGGCGGTGATCAGATCCTCGCTGATCGCGGTGGGGGTGGGGAAGGTGGTTGCGGTCATGATCGGGGCTCGCGCTCACCGTTGCCAACGATGCAGGCCTGACCATCGGGCATCATCACAACCTCGCCTCCACCTCGACGCGGTAGCGGGCGGCAGCACCCTGCACGATCACAGGATCAATGAACACGCTGGTGACCGTGGTGCCGGTGTCAGCCGAGAACCGCCGCAGGGCAGTAGCGATGATCTGCTCGAGCGCGGCCTTGGCCGCTTTGGCTTCGGGGATGGTGGTGGTCATGGCGCATGCGGTGGGTAAGTGGTTAGGCGTTGAGAAGGTGGCGCAGGGGGTCGCAGGAGCGCTTCCAGCGGCGGCATGGGTCGCTTCCGGCTTTCCAGTCAACCTGTCCCTGAGAGCCGCAATCGCCGCGTCAACCTGATCTGCCTCGCAGAACATGTGAAGGGTGTGATCGGCGTCGATTGAAACCGTAAGCTGAACCATCGGCTCATTAAAGCTATGCACCTCGTCGGCGCAGCATTGCCAATCACCTAGATCACTGACGACAACTTGGCGGCTTTTGCGCTTAGGTGGGAGCTTAATGCGGTGGAGGACGCTCATGGTGTACGCGGTGGGTAAGTGGTTTACTCGACAACGGCTACATGGCTATCACGCCAAACCGCTTGAATCACTGCGTTGCGGGCGTTATTCGCCTTCAGGCAGGCGTCTCGCTCCCATTCTGGAAAACGAGAGTTCTCGTCAAACTCTTTGCCTTCATATCCAATTAGGACTTTTCCTCCACCATCTCGAAGCGCAACACCAAAGACGTAGCGAAACGTGGGCGGATTGACTCTTTGCTTAATCAATGGTCCGACCGACAGAACATCAATGGCGGCAAAGGTGATCCCGTTCATCTCAAGAAGCGGGAATGGCGTGCTGTCTGTGTCCATGCTGGTAGGTGCGGTGGTCATCGGAACCCCCCACCACCCGCGAAGGTGCGGGCGCGGGGTTTGAACGTGTCGCGGTCAGCGAACGGATCTGGTGGCGGTGCACTAGACCCGTGGCCGTAGTGGACTGTGGAGACGCGCATCGGGCCGGTGCCCTGCACGTAGTTCACTGCCTGCGTGGTGGAGTCCACGAGGTCATCGAACGTATCGCCAGGGAACCTGACCAACTGCGACACCAACACCGACAGCAACGGGTGGTTACGCGGCAGCCAGACGCGGCCCTGGTTGAACTCAGGCGTAGCAGCATTGGCGCGGGCGATCTTCCCGCCAATGGGGTTCACAGCGATCACGCTGAACCCTGCAGCGGCACGTTTCAGGGTGCTGATCACAGCCGGGCCGTTGGCCTTGTCTTCCACCAGCAGCTCACCGAACCCCCAGGTGGGCCACAGCGCGGCAATGGTGTCCATCGTGCCGGCGAAGTCGAGGCGCTGGTTGATCATGTCCAGCAGCCACAGCCCGGCGCTGCCCTGGCCCCAGAGCGTGAAGGCCACCATGTCCGTTCCGGCTGAGTCTTTGAACGCGCAATCGATCGATGCCAGGCGCCGCACGAACCGACCGGGGAGCGTTGCATCATCCGGCTGGCCGGGGCGCTCGGCGGTGCCGTAGTAGCGGAACATCTCCGCACTGAAGATGGTTCCCTTGCCGGGTGTTGGCCGCTGCTGATACAGCGCCTCCCAGTCGCGGATAGGGGTGTTGAGCCGTTTACGGCGGGCCCATTCCTCGTCGTATCTCGACGGGTCCAGTGCCTGGCCAGGCTCGCGGTCGTCTGGCTCGCGGGTGACCAGGGTCGGCAGGGGTTTGATCACCGGCTCAGCGATCATCGGCAGGCTGATGACGTGCCAGGGCTCAGCCGCGTCGCCGTCGCCGTCACGTTCCAGCTGCTCCACCTGCTGCAGCAGCCAGCCGATCAGGTCGGCCTCTGCCCAGCGGGTGTGGGTGATCAGTTTGATGCCGCCCGGTTCCTCGCGGGTGTTCAGGACGGTTGACCACCAGTTGTACAGCTGCCTGCGGTAGGCGGCAGATTCAGCTTCCTCCCGCCCCTTGATCGGGTCGTCCACGTTGAGGAAGTCGGCCGGCAAGCCCGTTCCTTTGCCGACGCCTGCAGCCCAGAACCCACCCAGGCCGCCAGCGGTCTTCCAGCGATCCTTGCCGGTGCTGGAGGGGTGCAGTGTGCCACCAGAGGCGAGGTAGTAATCGCGGGCAGCTTCGCCGAACTCAGCGGCGAGCGTTTGGGTGTTGGCGCCCTGGCCCCAGGTGCGATCGGGATAGCGGCGGAGGAAGTAACCAGGCAGGAACCGGCTGAAGATGGTGGACTTGTAGTGCCTAGGCGGGAGTTCCACCATCAGGCGTGGTAGTTCACCATCAGCAACACGCTGGGCGATGGCGATCAGGCGGTTGGTGTGACGGGTGAAGGTGAAGCTGGGGAAAACGGTGGCGATGTAGTCGCCGAAGGATTTGGTGTATAGCTCAGACAGTGGCAGGGTTGAAACCTGCAACGGGTCTGCGAGCACGTGGCCGCCTGATCGATCGGCGGTGAGAATGCTCATGACACCAGCTTCGCCAGCTTGGCGGCAGTATTGATTGCACCTAGCGCAATGTGATACTGCTTCGCCTTGCGGGCCTCCAGCTGCAGGGTGCTGCACTGGCTGAGTAGGTCCGCGATCATTTGGGGGCGTTCTAGGTCCCAATCAGCACGTAGTTGATCGCGTGCGGCGGCGAGGTAGTCGCTGCAGACCCGTTCGCCAACCCCCCATTTTTCGGCGGCAAAGCGAACACAGTCCGAGCGGCGGCCACCGTTGGCGATGATCTGCGCAAACTTGCGAACGCGCATCTCAAACTCGGCTCGGGAGGTGTCCTTGGCGGCCATCAGTCGTATTCCACCCCGAACCACTGTCGCCCGATCTCCAGCGCGACTCGCTGGGTCATGAACGGGGGCACGGACATTCCGCAGACGTATTGAGGCTTGGCCTTGCAGAAGTTGTAATCATCAGGAAATGACTGGAGACGCGTCACCTCTGCGCCTGACAACGTGCGAGGATCTTGCCAATGGTAAAAAGTCGCACCTGAAACGATTGTGCAGGCTGGCTGATCAGGATTGATCTTGAACTCAGAGAATCGGCTTCCTTTTGGGTGAGCATCCCCCAAGTGACGACCTGGTTTAATCTTTGACCAGAGTGCTTTCGTCTCTGGCGTGATAGGACGCGAGCCATTTAAAGAAACCCCAGCCATTGCAGCACGGGATGACTGAGGCTGCTCTTCAAACCCCATCTTTAACGGCTTCCACCCCAGACCCCGCTGCCGCGCAATAAAAAACGTCCGCTCCCTAGCCTGCGGCACTCCCATCCTTGCTGCGTTAAACAGGAACAACTGAGCGTCATAGCCCGCTTCCTTAAATGCTGCAAAGATCTCTTTGACGTAGCCCTTAGCGTTCCCGAGGATTAACCCTTTCACATTCTCAGCCACGATCACCTTCGGCTGCAGCCGCTGGCCAACTTCGATGAAATGAAAGAACAGGTCATCTAGTACCTGCTTCACTTGCCCTTCGCGGAAGTGGTGAGCATCTCCCCATTTCTTTTCTCTGCTGCCAGCCATGCTGAACGATGAGCACGGCGGCGAGCCGTCTAACAGATCCAGGTTCTTTAGCTCATCAGGGATTTCGTCTAGCGGCAACTTGTTAAACTGCTGCACTCCCATCAGGTAGCTGTGCTTCGGCTTGTGATTGGCCCGATAGATGGCCATCATCTCCGGGTCAATTTCAACACCGCCTAGCACTTGAAAGCCGGCCAGCTTGTAGCCCATCGTTGATCCGCCGCCGCAGTGAAAGCAGCTGAATGCTGTAAGGCCATTGCTTGGGACCTGCTTCAGGTCTGCCAGCCGCCAGGGGCCGGTGAATCGGCGCAGCCTACTTGTCGCCATTAAACTCAAAGCCGCAGCGGGGGCACTTGTGCTCAAACTCACTAAACTCGTCCTCGCCGTACTCCTTCGCCCCTTCATGCTCTTTCGGGGCTTCGTTAATCCCCTCCGGGTCCAGCAGCCCGGCGATGTCACTGTCAGACCAGCCAAGGGTGCTCAGGTCGAAGTCCTGCAGGTGCAGCGCGGTGATCTCCTCGGTCAGCAGCGCGTCATCCCAGCCAGCGTTGAGGGCGAGCTTGTTGTCAGCGAGCACGTAGGCCCGCCGCTGGGCCTGTGTGAGGTGATCGAGCACCACCACGGGCACAGTGGCCATGGCCAGCTCACGAGCGGCCTGTAGGCGGCCGTGGCCGGCGATGATGCCGTCGTCGCTAGCGACCAGGATCGGGTTTGTGAAGCCGAACTCTTGGATCGAGGCAGCGATCTGCGCAACCTGCTCGGCGCTGTGCGTACGTGCGTTGCGGTCGTAGGGCACCAGCCGGTCAAGGGGCCAGTGCTCAATGCGCTGGGCGGCCTGGATAGCGGCTGCAGCTGGCACTGGTGTGCGGGTGCGGTGATCGGCTACAGCTTAGCCCCATGCGTTGCTGTTGGGCAACCGCATCAGGTGGCGGGCTCCAGGGCCACGTCAACTCCGTCTGGGGTGGGCCTGAGCCGGAGGAACACACCACCCAGCGATTTGGGCATGACGATGCGCTCGACGGCCCAGCCAGCGCCTTCTGCGAACTCTTCCTTGTAGGTGCCGGTTTGGACGTGCCAGCGCTGTGCGATGCGCTGGCGGCCGGCGGCCGTGAGGCGGTAGCACGGGTGGGAAACGATGGTGCGTTCGTGGTTGTGGCCGTTGACGTAGAGGTCGGCCTCTGCGACGGCTGCATAACGCATGCCACCGAGGGTGCCCTTGGTCACGATGCCGCCCCATGCACCGTGATGGAAGAACAGGGCAACGCGGCGGATGCGTTCACCACGGGTTTTGCCAGGGCGGTAGAAGGTGAACCAGATCCAGCCCTGGTAGCGCATGTGCTCGACCGGTGAGCTGTAGCGATCCCGCATGAGGCGGGTCATGTTGCCAAGCGGGTCGATTTCGTTGTGGTTGATGATGGCGGTTTCGTGGTTGCCATCGCTCATCATCAGGATGGTTTGCGCGAAGGGTTTAAGCCATTCCGCGCATTCGCTGAATACCAGATCGAAGTAATTGCTACCGAGGTGCTCAGGGCGGATGGAGCCCTTGGAGCCACGACGGTCTTTCTTGCCCTGCATCAGGCAAAGGATGTCACCAAAGAAGAGGGCGTGACCGCCACGACCCTGAACATGCTTGAGGTGTTTGCGCAGGAGCTCGCGGTCACAGTGTGGGTTGTCGAGGTGAATGTCTGATGCGAGTAGGAACTCGTGCGGATCAGCGCGGCTGTAGGGGATGCGGATTTCCAACAGCTCAGGGCTGTGGCGGATCAGCTGGAGCTTGCTGAGCGTCACCCGGTCTGTTGCTGTTGCTGCAGTTTGCCTGCCGAGAGCGGATGTGTTGCGGGTGGGCAACGGATCCAGGGGGTTGCCAACTTCCAACCTCTGCCAACCTTTGTCTTAGGAGGCAGGAAAACGGCTATTCCTGCCTCCTACCCCCCTATCTCCCCTCTTTTTATCAATTCTTCTTAAGAGGTTAGAAGGTTAGCAAGGGTAGAAG